ATTAATAGCACCAGTTCTTAAAATTGTTATGTTGTTGACAATTATACCCATACCCTTAATTGGTTCAACATATGTATCTAAAACACCAATTTGGTTATCAATGATTTCATTAGTGTTGTTTTCTTCATCCATTTTATTAAAATAGTTGTATAAACCATTCTTACTTACGTAAGTTTCACAGATAACGTCTGCTCTAAGTTTAATTTCTGCTCTAATATCAGGTGTATTAAATTTCCATTGGAAGTCTAATAACATTCTTGACAACTCTCTTTCAAGTTCAATAAGAACTTCTCTAACGTGTAAGTATGAAAGAGCTGATTTGTAAAGTGTTTGAGCTGTATTTTCAGTCTCAATTACATTTCCTCTATTTCTCTTGAAAACAATTGGATTCATTTGAGCTTGATTAATCCACTCAATATCAGTTGGAGTGAAATCCATTTCAGTTGATGTTATATTAGTAATTCTACCGTTATTAACACCCGCTGCAATTGTCCAAGGAGTTACTCCACTTACATTTGAAGTATGCTTTCTCATATAAGTTGTTGCGGCCCATGCTGCTGGAGGAACTTGAGTTGGTCTACCATTGTCATTTATAGTTAAGTAAGGTAAGAAATAACCTACCGATGTAGAACCAGCTCCTTGTCCAAATGAGTAAAGGAACGCAGGTGAACTTTCTGGGTTACCACCTTTAGAAACATACTCAAGTTGTAAAATACCGTCAGCATTTAAAAAAGAAGGAGATACTGAGTTTTTGAATGACTTCATAGAAGGCATATTTAAGATACCAAGAGCATCTAATCTATCTCCACAGATATCAACTAATTGTTGTTTAGACTTTTCAGTTAAACCAAGACCAAATGAGTCAATTAAGTATCTGAAGTCGATTGATTCTTTATTGGTAATTGCTTTGAATAAAGGGGTTCCTTTAGCAACTAAGTTAAGAATAGAATTTTGTCTAGTTTCAGTACCATCAGGTAGAGAAGCTTGTCTAATTCTAAATCCTTTAAGAGATATAGCTTTATAAGTAGTTGCGTAGTTATCAATAGATGTGTATCTAGTTGTTTGATAATCACCACTGTAGTTAGTTTTTTCAATTCTAGAATCACAACTAACTTCTACTAATGTAGAATCACCACTATATTGTTTTTTACTTAAGATTCTTGTAAGTTTTCTAGGAACCTCACCATTTTGTAATACAACTGTTGGGTCAACGTAAGCAGCTAAGAAGTCACCAACTTTAACTTCAGTGTATCTAGCACTTTTCATAAGAATCTTATTAGGAACTTGAACATAATCTGTAGGAATTTCAATCTCAACAGTTTGTTTAAAGTTTGATTTAGCTGATTGTATGTTGAATGTATTATTAGCTATTATATCAACTGATTCAATAGCCGTAAGCCCCTCATTCATAAATTCCACTTCTAAAGTATTATCATTGTTTAAGAACATTTTTAAGTAATGTTTCTTTAAGAAATCATAAATAATACTTACATTTGATAATTCTTCGTAAACAACTTCTTCAATTACTTGATATGCCCAGTAATAGGATCCTGTTGCACTTGTGTAACCAAGATCTGCAGCTAAAGTATCTGCTGGATTAGCAGCATCAGCGATTGTAAATGAACCAGTATTAAGAGTTGAGCCAGGAACAATAAATTGGTCATATGTATTATATGTTGGATCTGTATTTGAAGTAGTATTAAATATCACATAGTTGTAATTAGCATATGATGATGTTGGCCCGGCATCACTTTCTTCACCGTTAATGAATAGAACACCAACTGTTTCTTGATTCTCTATTAAAGAAGCTGGTAATTTATTAGAATAGAAGTAATCTCCTGTATTGGTAATACCATCATAGAAATTAGAATAAAACTTAGAGTATCTACCAACAACACCGTCAGTAGCAGACCAAGTAGCCGAAGTTGTAGATAATGTATCAGAACCAAGTAAGAATTCATTATCTAATGTGTATACCACGAAGTAACCGCCAAGTATATCAGTTAATTGAGCATCTGTTAGTCCAGTATTTAATATAAATGACTTATTAAAAACTGATGAAGTAACAATATTTGTAATTGTCATATTGGCTAAACTAACCTTCTCAAAGCCACTTGTAGGACCTAAACACAAAGTCATTTTATTTTTATTAGCTGAGTCAATTAAGTCAACTAATCTATTAAATATCTTTAATCTTCTATATTGTTTATAATTTGATACAGAAGCCACGGTATTTGTATTTTGAAATGTAACTTTAATTAAACCAGAATCTGCTAAACCTTGAGGCTCAATATAATAATCATCCTGATCGGTGTTACCAAAACTAAAGTCTAAGAAACCTGCTCCAATAATATTCACACCCTCCACAGATATTGGAGTTACAGTATCTATATCACCGTTTATCATATTAAATTCTACATAACCTAATACAATATCACTTGCTGATACTGTAGGTTTTGTCGGAGTACCAACAGCACCAGTTGTGTTAGATACTACAGATAATGAACCTGTTGAGTCTAAAACATAAGCCGAGACAAAGGATAATGTACCATATGATGGACTGTAATCACTAGAACTAATTGTTAATGTTTTTCCAGTAATTGGAACTTTTTTACCACCAATTACAGTAAAGGAATTAGTAGCACCATAGGTTACTGCAATAGAACTGGTCGTGCTTGTTAAATCACTTTGTGTTAAACCATAAACATATCCCTCACCAAACCAAGCAGTTCTATTACCAGCAGAGTTGTTAACATCAAGAATACCTGTTTCAGTTGGAACTGGACCAAATGCGTGGTCAGATTGGTCACCATAAGTAAATGAACCTCCTAATAAGGCAGTTACGTTACCAGGTAAATCTAAAGGAACTGGTTTCATTGCAATTGATTCTGCTATAGTTTCTTTATAAGATAAGAAATCTATAGAAGTCTCGTTTACACCAGCAACTGTTTGACCAACTAAGTCTAAAAGACCGTTGTTGTAATCTGTCTCAACTAAATCTGAGTTGAAAGCACAGAATAATCCAGTTTTATCTGTATCTCTATTAATTGTTGTTTCAATAAAAATATTAACACCATTAGAATCTCTAAAATATGGAATCAATGACAATCCTTCGTAATAAGATAATAAAGTAACATTTCTATCATTAGCAAAGTCTCTGATTTTACTCTTAACAAGACCAGAAGAATTAAAGTAACCACTCCATCTAGTATCAATAGACAAGTTTTGGTAGTCAGACCAATCACCACCTACGGCAATAACATCCACTAAGTAGTCAGATGCGTAATCATTAGCGTTTACATATGGTGGAAGTTTTTCTTGAGAACCATACCATTCGATTAAGGTTCTATCAAAACCAGTTCTAGCACTTTTAACAATAAATACAGTTACATATCTGTCAGAAAGGTTAGTAATACTAAAAGCTCTATCATCAAAACCATTATTCGGTTTAGTTAAATTAATGAAAGATTCAGTATCTCTTTTCCAGAAACCTGTTGTATCAAAGAATTTTCTATAAGATCCATTTCTTTCGATATCATTCATATAACCAGCCGATGAAGATAATGATTTAAACTCAATAGTATCTAATGTATCATCTGTACTTAAAAGATTGATAGCATATACTGGTGATGATTCCAACATTTTTTGAATAGTTCTGTGGAAGAATGAACCTTTTCTTTCTAATCCTCTGTCAAGTTGACCAAAGACTGATTCTAAGTCATTAACTGTTGTAAGTCTGATAGGTGTATTTACTGGTCCTTTTTTTGAAACACCAATAATCATATTAGTAATAACTTCTTCAACCACCGGAGGTTGAATGATTGAATTGTCAATTTCTTCTACAAAGATTCCGGGTCTTTTGTATTTTCCAATTTGAATTGCCATGTTTTTTAATATTTTTTTTTATGTTATAGAGTATATATAAAGTATAAAAAGTGATATTTTTCCTATTTTTAATTATTTTTTGATATTTTCTTTATATTATCTATAATATTCTTCTCCACATCGGTCATTTTTTTGTTTAGAACTGATTGTGCATCAGAAATTTCCTTAGTTATTGATGATATTGATGTTGTATTTGTTGATATTCTATTATTTATATCAGTTATTTTAGCAGTAACGGATTGCTTTGTAGAATTATCCTTAGATAATTTTAATTCTTCATTAAAATCATCTTTTT